CGAGCCCACGCCGCGTCATCGTCGCTGCCGAGCAGCAAGCATTGTGGTCGCAGCCCCACGGCGTCAGTGATGCTCTTTTGCTCTAGGACAACCTCCTGCCAGTTGCCCATCGCTGCGATGTGATAGAAAGCAGCAAAAGCGGCAAAACCGCAGAAGCGGCTCCTTCGATCAACGGCTCGACCTGTATGAGTATCGCTCACGATGCCGGTCCCCACTTACCGACGGGACACGACTGATCTGCCCACGCAAGTTTTGAGATGAACTTCTTGTCTCTGGAGATTGGGCATCCACACTTGCTGCATGAGTTGTCTTTGAAGAACTCGCAGCCGAGGCAGATGTCGTGTCGGCGACCTATCTCCTCGTCGCTGCACGTTGGCGACCCTGCTGCTATGTGTTTCGCCGTGGCGACGGCGAAGTTTTTTGCTTTCTGAGTCAAAGAGATTGAGCCACCTTGCAGCGAGGTCGTGACCGCCAAAATGTCTTTGGCTGTGGCGTCGCTCGGAAGTTCCAGCACCTTCTCCAAAAAGCCGTCGGGTTTTGAGAGTGCCATCGCCTTCAGCGCACGAAGTCGATCCGGCGTCATCACGTCTTTGATTTTTTGAGTGCTCATCGTCACGGGCAGTTGTTCGGATTGTTTGGGTCAAACTCAAACTCGCACGTTTCAAAATAAAACCCGTCACTGCACAGGACTTCAGACAGTGGCGTAGAAACACCGAGCGCAGCGTATGCGTCAAGCATTGAAATGAAGTCTGCGAAAGGCCCGCCAGCGTGTCCTTCGCCTTTACAGATCGAGCACTTTCGGCACGGAGTCGAGCCGTCAGACGCAGGCTGCGGGAGATACGCTGGCCCGCATTTGCCGCAGCAGCAGAATCGACTCTCGCCAGCCGCCGTTTCTGTTCCGGGCTCGCCATTCCAGCAGCCATGCCCGGTTTCATAGTACGATCCGGGCGGGCAGCATCCGCTGTGTCCACTCCCCGCCGCCTCTGGATAGTAGGTGTATCCAGGCTCGCATCCGCAGTCTCCGTCGGTAGTGCATTCCACGGATGCAGATGAGGAACTGCTCCCACTGCTGGACGAGGACGAGCCACTGGACGAGGACGAGCCGCTGGACGAGGACGAGCCGCTGGACGAGGACGAGTCACTGCTTGACGATGACGAACTGCTAGACGATGACGAACTACTGCTCGACGAGGACGAGTCACTGGACGATGACGAACTACTGCTCGACGAGGACGAACTACTGGACGATGAGGACGAACTACTGCTCGATGAGGACGAACTGCTACTCGATGAGGACGAACCGCAGCAGCAGTCTTGCCCTGCGCCGAGGAGTCCACCTTCAACAATGATCGCTCCAGCCTTGAGTACGAGCGTCATCGCGTTTGGCTTCTATCTCAGGAGCACGACGTGGTTCCGACGAACACGAGATTTCCACTGACCACGGCCAGCACTTGCGTACCGTCCGCTGAGTAGCCGGGGAGTTGCGTAAGGTTCGGCTGGAGCAGGAACCACGACGTGCCCTCGCGTGCGATGGACACATCGCAGGAGCCAGCAGGATTGAGGCCGCAGACTAGGTTCGTCACCATCGCGGTGTTCGGCGTCTCGGTCACATACTTGAACGTGACCGTCTTGGTCCCGCTTATGGGCCACGAGCCAGAAAACGTGCCAATGCGAACGGCCTTCCGCTCTTGCTGCGGGAACCGCTTGTCAAACGTCAGGGGCACGCCAGCCATAGGTGCCGTCTCGGCACGCCGCACCACGCGGGCAATCCGCTCGGCGGATTCTCTCGTGAACTGCGAAGCAGAGAACGGGCCTGTGGGTTTCATCACGCTGGTATTTCAGGGAATAGTGATGCGAAGTTCGCCTCTGGATTCACGCGGCGCGGCAGAATGTCAGGGCGGCCAGTAACGTTGATGTTTCCTTGATACAGTGCCACAGGGTTCGGAGACGCTACCCACTCGCTATTCTTGAAATCGAACACCATCGCCCTGCGTTTCTGTCCGCCGTCAATAAAGTTCCAGCCCACGTCTGGCAGCAGGAGTTTCCACCCCGTCTGGCGGTACATCATCTGCACCGACGTTGCCCAGTAGTCAACCACGGTCCAGTTGTGGAAGCCGACGGTGTATTCGGCGTTGACGCCAATGATCTTCCATGTGTGCTGCGGGCCGCCAAACCATCCGTCAATGTTGATGCTGTTTGTCGCTGCCATCAACGCCGTCGGGAAGTTGGCGTAGTTTTTTTTCATCGTGGCCTTCGTCATTGTTTCGTCCGTGACGAGCCCCTCAAAATAGTCATTCGCAGAGTTCACGAGCGGATACACCGTGTCACTGCCGCTGTTTGGGTAGTAGTAAAGCGCAGCCTGTTGCCCCTGCGTCGCCTCAAACGACCACTGTGCTGCCTGTGCCGTCGGCGTCAGGAGGTCGTTGGCCGTGAGCAGCCCATACTCGGCGACAAGTTGAACGTGATACGGAGAGTCTCCGAATCGTTCCGTCATCGTGTATTTGCGAAAGAACAGGCTCTGGTACTCCGGATGCGCTGTCCCAAAAGTTGGGAGGCCAACAGCAGCGAGAATCTGCGTTGCCACCGTCTCCACTGGAGCCGCCGTGAGCGTATCGTCAGACAGCGTGCAGACCCACGTCCGCCGTGCCACACGATCACCCAAGCGGTCAATCTCTTGCTCGCGCGCCAGTTCGGTGGTGAGGACTACGCTTGTCGCCATTATCGCTGTCCGAAGGATGAGTAGCCTACGATGGCTACGGGCTGGTTGAAGTAGTTGCTGCTCGCCTGACCGATGCCAGCCGCGATGGCTTCAAGGTACTTGGTCTGCAAACGCTGCTGGATCAGTGCCGGGTCTTGCCCGCTGGCGATGGTTTGAAGCACGAGGCTTGCGCCTTCCGTTGTTCGCACGTCCTGCGACTTGATCGTCTGCGCGCCGAGCGTGTTCAACTTCGCAAGGCGTTCCTCCTGCCGTTTGGCCTCGGCGGCTGCTGCCTTCTGCTGCTCCTCAAAAATCTTGGTCTGCTGCTGTGCGTACTGCTGCTGTGCCTTGCTCTGATCGGCAATCTGCTTTTCGGACTGCTTCTTGAACTCCTCCCGCTGCTTGAACGCACCGCTTGCGATGTCTCGCTCAGTGGCGGCGGCTTGATCGAGTTGGGCAAGCCTCGCCGCACCAGCCTTCACCGCCTCGGAATCGTCGGCCTTGCGTGCGGCAGCGATCTCCTCCTGCACGCGGGCAATCTCTTGCTCGATGGCGAGGACTTGCTTTTTCGCCTCGGCCCGCTGCGAGTCGCCGCCGACCGATTGCAGCAGCAGGATTTGATCGACCGCTTCGTTGACCTTGAGCCGTTCATCGGCTGCTTTCTTGAGGCCCGCGATTTCGTTTTCGTACAGCCGCTCCTGCCGTGCGACCTCCCGCTGATAGGCTTCTTCGCCGATAGCCCCACGCTCGGCAAGTTGCGCCGCATTGGTGAGCCCGCTGGCAAGACGCTGTGCTGCCTCCTGCCCCGCCGCACCGAACTCCTCGGACTTCACAATGAGCGAGTCGAACTTGTCTCGGGTCTTGTCGAACGCCTCGGCATAGCCCTTCTCAAAACCTTGAGCGACGGCACGCTGCTTCTCGGCGAGGTCGCCTTGCAACTTCTGGAGGTCAAGCAACTGCTGCCGCTGCTCAGGCGTGAAGAACCCGTTGGCCGCTGCCTCCTGACGCACGCGGGCGACCTCTCGCTCCACTGCTTCGCGGTCACGCTGCACGGCACGAGTCTTGTCCATCTCGTCAAGCAACGACTCCGAACGCTTTTTATCGTCCTCGATTTGCTTCTGGCGTTCGGCGTTCGCCTGCTTTATCTTTTCGATTTGCTTGTCGTACTCGCGATTGGCTGCGGCGACGCCTTGCTCCAGTTGCTTTTCGTCAATGAGGCCAGCAGAGAACTGGAGTTTCAGCGAGTCAGCACGCCCCGCGAACTGGTCGAGAGCACGATCACCAGCCTTGCCGAAGTCCTCGGCCTTGATCGCCGCCTTGTCGATCTGGTCAGCGACCTTTTCGATGGCCTTTTCCGCGTTCTCCTTGACCTTGATTTCAAGTTTTGAACGATCTTCGATGGCCTTGATTTCATCGTCAAAAGCCTGTCCAGCCATTCTCACCGAACGACGGAACTGCTCCTCGTCAATGATGCCAGCGGACAGCCGCTTCTTGAGTTGTTCAATCGACGCCTCGTATTGCAACGCCGCTTCCCGGCCAGCAGCACCGAACTTCCGCGAGTCATCTATCGCGTTGTTCACTTCCTCGCGGAGACGCTGGAAGGTTTTCTCCCGTTCCTCGATTGCCTTCTGCGCTTCCTTGGAAACTTCGGCAGTGCTTTCGGAAACGGCCACGGTTGCCGCTGCGGTTTTCTTGGTGGACTCCTCGATGCCGAGCCAATACTCGGCAATCGTCAAGAGGTTGCCAACGAACTCGCCGATGCCAGACACAAGGTTGCCGATCACCGTTGCGATTGTCCCGAACACAGCCGAGGCCACGTCGCCGAGCGTGGACAGGAGCGGCGTGCTGGCAACCAGTTCGCCGAACTGCCCTGCAAGGTTGGCAACGTACTCGCCTGCCTTGGCGAACGCCGTGGTGATGATCGTGATGATGCGGCTCAACGTCTCGGAGATCACGCCCATGTTGTCAGCCACAAGCCCCACGGGCGTGAAGGACACCACGAACTCGGTCGCCGCCACCGCTCCATCGCTGAGGGCCTTGAAGAAGTTGAGGGCCGCGTCGTTCAGCGGTTCAAACGCTTGGGCGATCCCCTGCACAATCACGCCAAACGGCTCAAGCACCGCACCGATTACTCGCCCGAGGTTGCCGAGGTTCGTGCCAATCAACTCGATCACGCGACCGATCTGCGTGAAGATGGGCTCCAGCACTTTGCCGATGGGGTCAATGATCGAAGTGAGGCCAGCAACCACCTCCGCGAACGCCTTCGTCACACCTTCACCAAGTCCAACGAACGGCAGCAGAAGCGTCTGTCCGAGTCCTTCCGTCGCCACTCCGAACGCATCGAGGCCTGCACCGAAATCGTCAATCCGCTTGCGATCCACGTCGGTCAATGCACGACCGAACCGCTCCATATCGTCAGATGCGCCGCCAAGGTTCTTGAAGAACGGAAGCAGTTCAGCACCGCTCTTGCCGAACAACTGAATGGATGCAGCGGTTCGCTTCGCGGGATCTTCGATGGCTTGCAGCCGCTCTCCGATGAGTTTGTATTGATCTTCCGGCTTGAGTGCTGCCAACTCCTCCGACGTGACGCCGATGCTCTTGAGCGCAGCCTGTGCCGCCTTGCTCTCCTCGTCCACGCCGGTGATGTTCTTTTGCAGTCGGCCGAATGCAGAACTCACAGCATCTACGCTCGTACCGCTCCTCGCCGCTGCCGCCTCAAGCGTCTGGATGAACTCAAACGAGACGCCAAGTTTGTCGGCCGTGTTGCCGAGTTTGTCAACGCGGTCATCGAGGTTGATCAGCCCGTTCGCAACCGCCACCGCGCCAGCACCGAACGCTGCCACGCCGACGAGTGCCAAGTTCGTAGACGTGAGCAGGCCCGTGAACTGCGTGCTGACTGATGCCAGCCCTTTGTTCAACCCGCCAGCGAACACGCGGCCGAGGCCTTCGCCAGCACTGGACAGCCCCGACAGGCGGCCAGCCACGTTGCCAATCGGTCCCGGCAGCGCGGACAGCACGCCGCTCAGTTCGTTGAACTTGAGGACGCCAGCGTCTCCGCCCTTGCCGGTCTCCTTACCAAACTTATCAGCGGCGAGTGTCGCCTTCGCGTAATCAGTGGAGACGCGCTGCAACGCCGTGGAATACTCGGCCTCGGTGAGCAATCCCGCCTTGCGGAGCGCGTTGAGTTCCCTTGTCGATACGCTGTAGTCGCGCTGTGCCTTCTGCTCCTTGGTGAGATTAGCTTCGACAATCGCAGCGGCTCGCGTTGCTTGATCGCCGCGAACCTTGTCAGCAGCCGCCTGATCCTTCGCCGCCGCTGCTGCGGCATCCGCCGCTGCCTTGTTCGCACCGCTCGCCTCGGCGGAGGCACGGTTAAACGTCTCTTGGCTGATGGCCCCAAGTTCAAGAAGGTCATCGAGTTTCTTGAGTTCGATCGCCCGCTTTTCTTCGGCGGTGCGGTTGGACTCTGTTATTTGGACGCCTTGAGCAAAGGCCTCGGCCGTCGCCTTTGCAGCCGCCTCAAGTTTCGCAAACTCCTCGGCGTACTCTTTAGCGTCAAGTTTTCTTGTCCGCAGCGCAGAACCCAAGAACGCGAGGTCGGTGGCGAACTTCTGCTGTGCCGCACCAGCCCCAGCACTCGCCCCCTCAAACTGCTTGAATACGTCCGTGACCTTCTTGGCCTCGGCGTCCAGTTGCTGGAACGCCCTCTGCACAGGCGTGAGCGATTTCTGGACGCCAGAGGCATCCGCCGAAACCTTCAACGCAAGTCCAAGAACGGTAGCCATCAGTCGAAACCCAGTTGCTTCTTCAAGTCCATGATTGCGTCCTTCGCTTGCAGAACGTGCTGCGGTGGCGTCTCAATCGGGTTGAAGTCGCTTGCCTTCGGGCATTGTCCTCGTGCGCTGTAGGGAGCCATCATCGCGGAGACGAGCAAGCCGGTTTGCGCCCATGAGTCGGGGATCGCTTGGAAGTGGCGGACGTATGCCATCCACTCCGCAAGTTCTCTCGTTGTCATGCGGCGTTCCAGTTCGCCGACCGTCATTCCTAGATGCCCCGCCAGCCGAAACAGGAACTGCCTCGACGGACGGAGGTTTAGTTTTTTGCGAGTTCCTCCACGTCCGATTCGCTCATCGCGTTGTGGCTCATCGCCTTCTCAAACAAGGTGGACACCACCTTGGCTGACTTGCTGGCTAGGCTGGCGATCTGCTCGTCGGTGAACAGCCGCTCGCCGCTCTCGGGGTGGCACAGGCAGCGGGCGAGGAACTTCGTGCGGAAGTTCTCGATGCCGCTTTCACGCTTGCCGATCCACTCGCGTTCGTAGCCGTCGCGTTCGCCAACGGTCATCACGCGGATGCCGAGCACCATCGGCTTGCCTTCTGCGTCGGGCCATTCCTTGACGTTGACCTTGAGGATGCCGAGGTCGTCGGCCGCGAGGATTTGCGCTGCGAGTTCTGCTGCTGTGAGTGGCATATCTACTCCATGACAATCTTGAAAACGCCGACGTACCGCGTCACGTCGTTGACGGCCCCTGTTGCACGAAGCGATTGGCAGATGGCCTTCGTGGTGAAGGTCAGCCCGCCGCCAATCACTTGAAGCGTTGACTTAAGACCGTACTGGTCAGCAGTCAACCGCGTCGTGGAGAAGGACGATATTTCTATAGTCCCTGCGTCAAGCGTCCAGCGAGTCGAGCGGCCCATCGGCAACTCGCCTCCACGCTGCACGTCGATCTTGGACACCTCACCGAACGCCGTCCCATTCCAGACGGCTGTGACTCCAGTGCAAGCAATCGCCATGACGGGCCTCCGTCATGCGACTATCGAGCGATGCGGAGCGTGGCCTGCCCCCGGATCGCGTCGTTGGTCGCAAGCGTCAGCGTGCTGGCGTTCACGGTGTACGCGATGGCCGAGAGCAGAGCAACGCTGCTCACGGTGATCGTGCAGGTTCCTGTCGAGGCATCGGCGATAATCGTGCGGCCGAGGTAGTCGAACTGCACAGTGCGGCCCGTGTCGGTCGTAGAACCTTGGAGCGGGCGATCGAGCGTGGCGATGGACGCACCTTGCGTCAGGCCAAGGTGCGAGACGTCGATCTTCTCCTGGTCAGCGGTCGGGTCGTTGTAAGAGACAACGATGTTGGTGACTGTGAAGAGGTCAGCCCCGAGCCGCAGCGTCGTGCCTGTCCCTGCGTGTGGAGTCGTGATCGACATGGTGTGCTATATCTCCTGCCACATGATTGAGTACGTCTGCGTCACACTGTAGACCGGAGGCATATCGCCGCCAGCCAACTGGATGAACCCGTCGGCCTCGTTGTCAAGGCTTACGTTGTCCACTAATACCGAGTCTGATGGAGAACCCCCGTACCCATCCAGAGCACGCCGAACACGATCCGCGAGGTCTCTTACTGCCTCGTAGGTCTCGGCGTAAAGGTCAATCGACAGCACGACGGTAGGCATACCCATCGGCCCGGAAAGCGTATGCGTCCGCTGGACTCCGGACCTTCGCCACGTTGCGAACGGCAGGGTAGCGGTCGCTGGAGCGATGACGGGATACACCCGCGTACCAACCGCAGCCGCAACCGCAGGATCGGACACAAGGACGGTAGCGAGGCCTTGCTCGGGGCTCTTGAGTGGCATACCGCACTATGCCAGAAGAAGCCTTTCCCCTTGCAGGCTAGAGCGTGTCCGTACCGCTGACGGTTCCGGAATCCCTGTACCGCAGGGCGGCCCACGCCTGCTCGAGCGTCAGGGTAAGGTCACGGCGTAGCGATTCGGCCACGACCGCTTGAGTCTGTTCCCACGCGGTGCTGAGCGGCGGCATCCCGGTAGAGCCGCCAGCCTGCACTGCGGGGATGATGATCGGCGTCTTTGACTTGCGGAAAAAAGCCCGAGGGTAGGCGGGATCGGTTTCCACCCGCCCGTCTCGCCCTGTCGACTTGATGATAGAGAACGGCCCGAGCTCGTTGAACGACGAAGCAATGTAGGTCGGCGTCTGCTCCTGCACCGTGTGCAGCACGCCTTTGCCGCTGACGGTTTCCGTAACAGCCGAGTCCCTGACCCTAGAGAAGCCCTTGACCTGATAAGACTTGCCGTTGCGAGTCCGAGTGTGCGGGCGAACCTGATGGGATACAGAGGCACCCCTAGTACGCAAGAACGGAGCGGTCGGACTTTTTCTAGCATAGACTCGCGGCTTGGCTTCCGTGATCTTCCGCTCGTCGGTGCCGTACTCCAGCCACCATTGATGAAACGCACGGTCTTTGCCAGCCCGCACTTTCCCGCCCGCAGCACTGCGTGCTGGCCCTCTGCCAGCACGCGTGTATCCCACGATGCCGACCGCGACGCCATCTTGCTTGTATGGGACAACCTTGCTGGTCACCGCACGCTTGAGGTTCCCTGTTGGCCCGACCGGCGTGATGTACCGCAAGTAGTTCTCGGTCGGCTTGATGGCCTTGCGGATGATCGGTGCGAGCACGTTCGTAGCCTTCGGCGGCGGGAGGAACGTGCCAATCTGCCGCACGAGGTCGGCGAACTCTGTGGTGCTGAGTTTTAACTTGATTCCGGCGACGGCCATCACTGCACCTCCTGGCAGATCAGTTCGTGAATGCTGCGGTTCTCGTGCTCAAGGATTGAGATGATTTCAAGCGTGCGACCACGCCACGACAGTCTCATCTTCGACGTGAGCCCCGTGAGGTATCGCATCTTCACGCGGTGCGAAAGGTCTATCTGTTGCTGGCCTGCCAGAAGGTACTCGCGAGCCGACACACCGTTCACGCTAGCCCACACTTCTGCGAACGTCGCCCACTCGGAGATAGATTCTCCGAGGCGGTTCCGCGTCTCGGTCGCCTGCTGCACCGTCACTCGCTCGCGAAGTGTCCCGGCATCAAGGGCCATACATCACCGCCGTGTAGGTTGCTGTCCCGCTGTTGGTTCGGATGGTAAAGCCGTCGATGCCGCTTTGCTCTGGATGCAGCACGACAGGCGTATTGGCGATGACGCGGGAATATGCCGAACCAGACACCTCCGACAACTGCGCCTCAGCGGAACAGATGAACGCAATCACGCTCACGCCGTTTTCAAACGAGACGATTGAACCAGCAGCGTTTCTGTACGTTGAAGGGTCAGTCAGGAAAGTTTGGTTTGACGCTCCAACAGTGCCGGTGACCACAGCCACCGTGCCCGTCAGGTACTCACGCGATGCACTCAGGCTCACGACGTTCAGCGACTCGTCACCGTCTTTGTCATGAAACGTCGCGTCAACGCTAATGCGGCCTTCGATGCTCACGGGTTGAAAGTCTCGCAAAGGATGATCTTGTATGTACCCGTGCCAACTCCAGCACCCATCCGCAACGTCGGAATAAACGCCGGGTAGTACGTCACGGCGGGCATCCCTCTAACCGACTGCATATAGAACTGATTGTCGCCGTAGTCATCGAGGGCTCTCGGGTAGTCTCCGCTCCATGTGAAGATCACTCGCTCCACGGAGTCCATCAGCACCGCTTGGCCTGCTGCGTTGCGGTAGGTCGTTTGCCCGATGGAGCCAAAACTCACAGCCTGTGTCCCGGCTGTGCCGGTGACCACAGCCACCTTGCCGTCAGGGTATTCCTGCGACTGGTTCAGCGTCACGACCTTGATCGAGGACGTACCATTCACGTCGTGAAACAGCACGTCCACGTTCACTCGCCCGTCGAGCGTCATGTGTATGACCCCCACGAGGCGGCGTCGAGCAGTCTCTTCGCAGCCTCTGGCATATGTCCGTCGCCTCGCTTCTCGTAGAGTTCGTGAACGCACATCAAGATCGCAGTTTGAACGCGATGCGGCACGCTGGCAGCACTGCCGTAGCCTGCCCACCATGTGACCGATACCGAGTTCTGGTCGAGAAGATGCGAAGGCCACGAGCCGTTGTAGACGTTGCGGATCACGCCCGGCGTCGCATCGCGATCCACGCGGTACTCGGTCGTGGCAAGCGTCGCGGTCGCCAGTGAGTCGCCGGTCGTGTAAGTGATCGACACCGCCGTGGCTGTGCCAGCCGTCGCCATCGGGGGACGTGGCAGTTCAATCTCGTCAGGGAACGCATCCAGCCGCATGAGCAACTGCTGCGTCACCAGTGCCCGATCAAGATAGTCCTCGCACCACTCGCGGGCCGTAGTGATGTAGTGCGAGATCAGGGAATCTTCATCATTCGTATCAACGCGAAGATGCCTCTTGGCTTCCGCAAGAGTGACCGGTTCCGCAGCCGGGGCGACCAGCCGCTTGAGGCTGCGGTAGCGTCTCATTGTCGGCGTCTCCTTGGATTGGCGTCGGCCTTCTCGGCCACGGGCTCGACACTCGCTGTCTCAATCAACGTCTGTTGCTGGTCTCTCGTCGCCGCTGCGTACTCCCACGCAATCAGCCCCTCGGCCACCCGCTGCGGGAGGTCGAGGACTTCGCCAGCCTTGTACGCACCGTAGGGTCGGAGCATCCGTATTTTCATGCTTTACTCTACCTTCCATGCAGAGGCTGGCGGCTTGCGGGTTTCCTGCCACTCGTTGCAGTATTGGAACACGGGCTTCCCGAGTTCCTGACTCGGCCATGTGATGACGTACTCGCCGTGGCCGATTGCCACTCGCGGCGTGATGTAGAGGCGATTGCCGCACGCCTTGAACTGCCTCCAGAACGAGATGTCGGAGTCTGTCCTTCCTTCGTCCCACCGTCCGTCAGGGCCGGGCTGCTCGTGAAACCACGGCTTCGCCATGCGTCGCAGGGCGGCGGTCGAGATGATCGTGCAGCCGAAGTGAGCGGTGTCCACTTGCTGCACCGGGTGACCAAACCACTCTTTCGGCACTTGCGTCACGCCGCCTTCGGGCGGGTTGTCGAGCGTGTCCAGCAGCGTGAGCATCGGCCTGCCGTCCTCGCGTTTGGTTTGGATTGGCGCGAGTGCATCGCACTGGAAAGTCATGGCAAGCGCGAACAGATGCTCGATGTTCTCGCGGCTCACGAAGGAATCCATGTCCAGCGTGATGATGTATTCCGTGGTCGGCTCAAACTTCTCCAGCATCCGCGTGAGCACTTGACTCCAGAACGCACCCTGCCCAAGCGTCGGGCGGATGTGCAACGGCATCATCGCTTCGATGAAGCCAAAGATGTTGATCAGCGGGCCGAAGCGTGGCCCGCTCAGGATCGCCTCGCACCGCACCTCAACCGACGATCCGCCAACTTGAACGAGCATTTTCTTGATTCCAGAAAGTGAGAACGGCGGGGAGGCTCACGCCTTCCCCGCCGTCTACTGTGCTCGTCGTGTCAAGCGGATCAGCCGACCGCCTGAGTGTTGACGTTCTTGCCAGTGGCGTCCATCGGGCCAACCTCGCCCTTGCCGAGACGGCACGACGTGATCACGCCGCACGTCGAGGCCGGGGTCGCGTAGACCGTCAGATAGCGACGCTTGCCTCGGAGGTCGATGTCGAACCGGTGGGAATATCCCACCGACGCCGTTGCGGTCGAACCAGCACCGACAGTGAAGTCAGTGCCAGCGACGAAGCCGCTGACATTCGCCTGACCGGAACCGCTGGTGTCGCTCTGGGCAACTCGCAGCACGTTGGCAGCGGTCGTGGGACCGCTGGCCGACGTGAACGGACTGAACAGCACGTCAATCGACGCATACTCGAAACCGAGCGTGTCGATCTCGAGTGAGTGCGTGGCGTTCAAGGCAACCGAGGTCTCGGCCTTGCTGACGCTCTTCGTAGCAGCAACGTGATTCATGGGATCAAAAATCTCCTAGAGAGTGAGTGTCAGGATCAGCCGAACTTGAGAGCCACAACAGGACCGGCCTTGCTGGTCGATCCGATGTCGTTCACGACCATCGCGTTGCGCGTGGTTGCGAAGGTGAGAGTCTGATCGAACTCGATATACCGCTCGCTGGCGGTTTTCATCGAGATGGCTCGACGCTCACCGAAGATCGCGGCTTGCGAAAGGTCACCGAACAGCGCGGCCACCGTGCCGGTCGTGCCGGTGAGGGCCGACTGCATCGGCTGCACCAGCGTGACCGGGTAGCCGAGGAACGTCTCGCCGAAACCGGATGCGACGTTGTCGCTGGAGTTGCCACCAGCACCAGACGATCCGCCGGGAAGCATGGCGAGCCGCAGCATCGCAGCACCCCAGCCAGCCGGAGAGATGTACCACCGAGCGTTCCGGTTCCGAGCGTACAGCGGGAGCCGAGCGAGGAGGTCCGTGAAGTTCTTCATCGTCAGGTCGCCGAAGGTCGTGTTGCTCGTGGCAGTCACGACGCTCGCCGAGTAGGCCGACTGGAGGATCTTCGTGCAGATGCCGGTCGTGCCGTGGTAGGCCAGCGTCCCGTCACCGATGAAGCCCGAGTTGTCGAATGCTTCGCTGAACGACTGAGCCGTTTCAACGGCCATCGCGTCCGCAAGGTTGATCACGCTGTCCTCAAGCAGCGAGTTCGGCGTGCGGTTTGCCACACCCCAAATCTTCGCGTTGAGTTCCACGTTGTCGAACGTCACGTCCGAGGCACTGACTTCGATGTTTTCGCCAACCGGACGAGCGGTGAGACCGCCGGTCCGACGCGGGAAAACGAGCGTGTCGCTGTTCATGCTGACGCGCTTGGCGTACTGCGGGAACACGCCAAACTCCTCCACGAGACGGATGATCTCGCTGGACAGTTCGGGGCTGGTCAGCACGCCGCCGAGGCTGTTGATGCCGCCTGCCTGAGCACGCGACTCGACGCCGTGATCCTTGCACCACCGACGGGCCTCGGAGTCACCAAAGACGTAGCCCTTCAAGTGCATACCGGCGCGGTATGCAGCCTCCGCAGAGCGGAACGCTCGCAGATTGTCGTGCTGCTTCGGCACAGCGTACTCGGTTCGCTTCTCCACGGTTGGCTCCTTCGCCACGGGTGTCTCGATCGCCTTGGCAGGAGCGGAACGCTCCAGCACGGAACGAAGTTCTTTTTCCTTCTCAGCAACCTTCTCCAAGAAATCAATCTTGGCCTTGATCGCGTCGGCACGGGTCATCAGCGATCGGAGGGAGTTCTCCTCGGCAGCCATCGCAGCCGGGTCGCTGCCTTCGCCTTCGGCGGCGGGAGCATCTTCCGATTCCATCGCGGCCTGAATCTCAGCGGTGACCTTCGCGAGTTCGTCCAGCAGTGCCTTGATCTTGTCCACGGCGATTCTCTCCTAGTGCGATTCGTGGCGACGCGGACGCATCACCTACGGTCAAACTAGGCTCTTGTGCCGTGACCCATCCAGCAACGAACACCGCAAGAGTAAAGAACTCAGGTAGCCTTCGTTCGCCTGACCTCATTGGCGGCGAGGATGTGCTTGTCAGTCGCACCGCAGCAGCGGCATCGTAAGTACCTTATTTGGTACACACCCTGCCGCTGGCTTGACGCGATCAGCAACTTTCCTTCGCGACACTTCGGGCATCGGTCGCCCGTCTTAGCGGCCATGCTTTTTGAGATACTCGCGGAGTTCGTTCGCCTTCGACGCTGCAATCGTGCGGCGTTCGCGATTCGCGAACAACGACTGCTGAAACGAGTCGTAGGACCGCTTTGCCACCGCAACGTCGGAGTCGGGGTACGCCGGGAACGTCGTTGGCGAAACGTCGATCAACGAGTCAACTCGTTTGATCGTCCGCACGCTGCGTCCGTCCTCCACGCTCCACTCGTCGCCGTCCGTGCCGACTTGGAAGGCAAAGGAAGAACCACGGACGATTCCAGCCCGAACGTTCGCGGCGATGTCCTTGCCGTAGGACGTGTCAGGGACGGGGAACTCGTACCGCAGCCCAACGTCATCCACGGTGAGTTTCAGAGTTTCGGGATAGCGAGCGAGCGGGAAGTTCGGATCATGATTCCACAGCGCACGGGTCTGGAGCGGCTTCTTGCGTCCACGCCGCTCAGACACAAGATTGAAAGCACCGGGGTCAAGCCTCTCCACGAAGTCGCCCAAGTCCAGCGAAAGAACGCCGAACTTCGCCGCATACCCCACAATCCACTCGCGAGCCTCATCGCTGCCTTCCTCGCTTCGCATCTCGACGGCGAGCAGCGGAGTGTCGGATTCGATCTCGTCAATCGCAAGTGACCGCCGTTCAATGTTCATCATCATGCTCCTGTTTGCGTTGTCTGCTGCTTCAATCTGCTTGGTCAGTTTGTTTGCCCACGCTTGTCCCGGATCACCTCCCCACAGAGCCCACGCGATTCGGCCAGCACTCGGGAACCCGTCCTCGCCGGGGCTCCATCCCTGTCCCTTCTTGTCCACCTCGTGGCGGGCGAAGTAACTCGCCATCCGCTTCGCCGTGTCAGGAGAGATGTTCGTGCCATTGGAGAGATCGCGGGCGCGAGCCACGCCGACAGCCGTGCCTCCACGGTTGAACTCATCACGCCACTCAAGACCCTTGGCTGCTTCGCTGCGAACGCCAGCGGGAGGAGCGAAGTCGATATGGTCATACTTCGCCATCTTCCACCCGCTTGACTTGCTTGTCCGTGATCGTCTGCGGTGAGTCATCTACCCATACGTCCACGTTGATTCCAGCGGCGTCGGCGGCGTCAGCCTTCAGCGTTTCGCCGCCGACGAGCAGCACTTGCGAGAACGACTCGGCGTAGTCGCCGAGAGATGAGATCACCTCCTCTCGATCTGACTCTGGCCTGCGGGAAATCATCACGACGGTATTGCCGTCCGCGACTGCCTTCTTGGCGAACTCGCCCCACATCTGCGGATCAGCGGAGAACGTGCGGTCGAAGTCGATGCTGATCGTCATCGCCCGCGACTCAGGGAGCGAGCGACCAAGCGGAGCGGCTGCGGCAGGAGCGGCCTGCTGAGGCTGCACGCTGCCTGCTGGATTGACAGCCGACACCCCCGCGAGGATCGCAGTGACCTGAGCATCGGAGATGCTTGGGAACGAAGCAGCGATGAGTGCCGCTGCTCCTTCCTTGGTCAAGAGACCGGCAGGAACTTGCGAGAGGATTGCGATGAGGCCTGTGATCTGCGCTCCATTGAGCGACACGTCCGCAACCTGCGGAGCCTCTGGCTCGGACGGAGTAACTGGCTCCTCCGCTGCGGCGGCATCAAGCCCGCCCTCAACAGCCTGCCCGTCGATCCCGCTTCCCGGCTGCTGCTGTGCCAGCACGTCGTTCGCGGATGGGTTTTCACCGAGCGTTCCCATGTTGAGCGGACGGTAGCGAACGTCGCCGCCTTCAACGGGGTCCATGTTCTCGTCGGCCCGAATGTCGTTCGTGCTGACCACGCCGATGTCCCACATCGCACGGTAAAACGCTGAGCGGCTTGCGGCATCGCCACGGAGCAAGCCTCGCACGTCGAACTCAACAACGTACCGGTCATCGTCTCCGATAAGGTCGCGAGTGAACGCGGACTCAAACCTTCGGAGCCAAGGAATGATGCAGTGCGTGACGAACGCGATGTCAGCCTCTGGAGTGTCGGGAGCAAGGCCGAGCCGCGAGCCGGGAATGCGAAACAGTCTCGCAATCTCCTCCAACTGGTAGCGACGAAGTTCGATGAACTGACTGTCGGTGTTGGTTGCTTGCGGAACCTCGTATGGCTTGAGACCACCAGTGAGGACCGCCGTGTTGTGGCTGTTGCCGACTCCACCGTGCCGACGATCCCACTGCGACCGGAGGGCTTCGCGGGCTTCGGCGTTGAGTTGCCCTTCCGTGGAGAGGACGAAGCCTGGACGCGCTCCAGCAGCGAAGTACCTTGCTCCGTGCAGTTCGCACGCACGAGCCAACGCGATCGCGTCCTTGCACTCCTCGACAACGGACAACCCGTTCACGCCGTCATCAGACGGGCCACGAATCTGGAGGATTTTGGCTTCGTCGTAGACCGTCTCCGTTCCTTTTTCCTCGCGATACTTGTATCGCAGTTTGCCGTTCTCGAGACGCTCCGTTTTCATCCGCGACGGATGGAGAGGAACGATCTGGCCGGGGATGAGTTCCGAGAAGGCATTTCCCCACAGTCCGACGTGGAACACAGCCTGCTCTCGCCACTCAAAGGACGTTTGCCAGCCGTTCGGTTGCGAGTGCAGTTGGCGATACAGCGGGAGTTCCTTGGCGATCCGCTTGCCTCCACCAGCGGTTCGCTCCAACACATGAAGCGGAAGGCTCGCGACCGTCTCCGCGATCACGCGGAGGCAGGAAAACACGACCGATACTTGGTGAGCGTTGCTGGACGTGATGCGAACGCCAGCCGACGAGCGGCTTGGAGCGTCATCGTCGAACATTCGCTCCTCTCCGTCAGGGAGCCACAGGATTCGATGCTGATGATTCGGTGCGATCATATGAAAAAGATTTCGGGAGATTCGTTCGGCTTCTGCTCGCTTCCGACCCAACTCCCGATCCCTTGGCACAACGCCACGATGCCGTCGATGCGCTCCGTTGACTTTGCCTTGCTCGGATAAATGTTTCCGTATCGGTCCTCATGGACAGCGACGTTTCCGGCACACCACGACAGCACGGGATGACCAGCGTGACGGATTTTTGAGTTGGCTAGAAGGTTCTCCAGTGCCTTGGCAGGCGCGCTCATGGCGCGACCACCCTGTGGATATCCTCTTACGTCCACCCCATCCCCTTGCAGCATATTAGCGATCATCTGCCCGTTGAACTTCAAGTCCACGGCCAGTTGCCGAACCTTGTATTGCTCGCAGATCGCCGCGAGATCGCGGTGCAGCACGGTGTAATCCGTGACGTTTCCGTTGGTCACGCGGATATGCCCGTCCCGTATCCATCCGAGATAGTCCACTTTGTCGCGAGTGGTTCGCTCCACGGCGTTCGCCTCTGGAATCCAGAAGAACGGCAGCACGTCGAGGCTTCCGTCCTCCGGGTCAGGGCAGACCAGAACCAACGCGGTAAGGTCGTATGTGGTGGCAAGGTCAAGGCCAGCGTAGACAGGACGATCCCCGAAGTCCCGGAGCGGAACGGACCCCTGCTCCCACACCTCCGGTGACAGCCACCGCACGTCGGATGATGTCCAAGTGTTCAGCCGGTATCGCAGGAAGGAGTTGAGTTTGGTTGGCGACTGCTCGGCTTCTCTTGCGTCCAGTGCGAAGTCGTTCGGCTTGATCGTCACGCCCCACGACGGATTCGCCTGAGGCCACACGTCGGGGTCTTTCCAATCAGATTCATCCTCCATTTCGTAGATGCAGGAGAAGAACGTGGGATCGTGCTTCCAGTTCGCCGCGACTGCCTTCGCATACTGGTACTGCTCGTAGCAGATTCCTTTCCGGTCGTAGCCCGCCGTCGTGATCGAGACGAGGAGAGGCTGCTCGCGTGCTGCACCACCGTACCGGAGCGCGTCCCACAGCCTGCGATCCTTTTGGGCGTGGAGTTCGTCAAAGAGCAGCCCGTGAATGTTCAAGCCTTCCGCGCGGAACGCGTCGGCTGAAAGGACGCGGTAGAACGACGCTTCCTTGCGGTAGGCAATCGTGCGGCGAGAGTCGATGACCTCCAGCACGCGGGAGAGTTGCGGTGAGGCCCGAACCATGCTCGCGGCTTCGCGATACACGACCGACGCCTGCTCTCGGTCCGCAGCCGCTCCGTAGACTTCAGCCCCGTTCTCGCCGTCCATCACGAGCAGATACAGGCCGATGCCAGCAAGAAGCGTGGACTTCCCCTGCTTCTTTGCTGTGGAGATGTAGGCCACGCGGAAGCGACGAGTGTGATCGTCCATCCGCTTCCAGCCGAACAACTCACCAATCATCACGGTCTGCCACTCAAGCAGCGTGAACGGCTTGCCAGCGTGCTTGCCTTTGCTGTGTCGCAGCCATTCTTCAAAGAAGTTGACCGCGTGCTGCGCTGCCTCTGGATCGAAGTAGTAGTCAAGCCCCTGACGAGCGGCGTCGCTTTGCAGCGTAGGCGGCAACCGGGTCTGTATCTTCGTTGCCATTCGTCGTTGAAACCTGTGACCTGCTGCTCGGCGTCATGCCGAACTCTTGCTCGATCCGCAGCATCGCAGCGTGATGGCGGTGCATCTGTGTTGCCCACGGAGCAACTTGCGTGTACTTGATCCGCATCTTGCCGTCCGTGCGGTTCGGGTCTGGCTCCCAGTGTGTGTATTCCTCGCCTGCGATCTTCACCTTCTCATAGCACGCAAGGTACAGAACCGTTTCGATGCAGTAGCGAGTCAGCGTCGGAATGTCTGCCTCGGTCAGCACCCGCATCCGCGACAACGTCTGCACGGATTCCTTCCAGACTTCGATGCACTTGCCGTCCAGTGCCTTCGGTGGCGGGAAGTCCTGCGGCATGAGCGGAGGCGTTGGCTCGTTGGCAGGAAGCGTCTCCTTGGACGGATTGCCGCGAATGTATTTCAGGATCGACGGTTCTGGCGCGGGTCCACGCTTGCCCATGATTTCACCACGGAGGGGGAGGTGCGAAACGGCGAGTCGCCGAGATGACAGCGGCTTCGCACGCTGCGATCTGCTTGTTGTTCAGCGTTCTCTTAAGCACAACATGACTACCACGCGGCCATCCAGCCTTATCCGCGATGCGGATCAAGGATGGATATGTTTTCACAAGGTGGGCAGCCTCTTTGAGTTTCTGCGGCATCCGCTGCTCGATGCTTCCGTATGCCCCGGATGTGTATCGCTTGCAGTCTGGCAGCACCCACTGATTCACAACCACGCAACCGAACCGCTGTATGTTGCGGGCTGTCCAGCACAGATCGTCAATGAGTTGAGCGTTGGTGTCGAAGCGGAGCGATGTTTTCTTCACGACCCACGCTCGCCCATCGGCAAGGACGTTGAACCGCCACTTGGCATCGCGAAAGACCGAGTTGGAAATGCCGCAGAAGCCGCCGAGGCTGGCTCCGACGCCTTCGCAGGCTGCGGTGGTTTCATACGCACGCCGCATGAACTGACTGAGCGGGATCTCCTTGGCAAAGATCCCCTTGAACGATGATTGGTTGTCCATCGAAATGCCGAGGCGGGTGGACTTCCTCGCGTCGTAGTCGCGCAGTTCCGTGACGGACTTCAAATCGTCAACAAAGAACACAGCCCACTCACCATCGTCCATCATGTCGAGTGCGGCGTTCCGGTTGTTCGCCAGCCCCTTCGGCTGTTTGGTGGCGACGATGTTTTCCTGCTTGACCCTGCCGCCGTCAACGAACCGCTTCCGCGACTCCTCGCTGTGGCACAAGACAACGTGAGGGACGTTGCTCTTGTCGAGCAGCAGCGGCGTGCTGATTGAGTCGTAGCGGTCGTAGGTGAAAACAAAAACTTTCATCGGTGCAGCGGATCCCCTCTCTTGCGGTTCTTCACGCGGTTCACTTCTGCCTTCGCGTCTTTGCAGTGGATCATGTTCTCTCGGTAGTAGAACACCAGCGTGATCCGCTCGTAGCCGACTCGCATCCGTGTGAACGACGTGTTGCTGTGCCACTCATGCACATCTGCGAGACACAGGCAGCCGTGACCGAGGTTGACCGCGACGCGGTACGCCGGAAACACGAGATGCGCTCCGTCGTACTTGTCGTTCCGCAGGCAGGACATCACGCCGAAGCCGCACGCAAGGTCTCCAGCGTCCTTGTGTGTCGCGGTCTGGAAGTTCTTGTTGACCGTGACCGTTGTGAACGTGCTTTGCGGAATCACCCAGTCCGATGCCGTGCGGCTCGAGTATTCACGCTGTGCTGACCAGCGATCCGGCATGAACTCGCGGAATCCTTCGTCGGCTCGCTCGATGTACGGAAGGAACCGTTTCCACGATGCAGCCTCCTTGATCACGAAGGAAGTCTGCCTGCAGAACGGATACCGTGCGCTCCTGTCGAAGTAGCCGATGATGCCGCTGTTGACGAGCCCTGCTCGCGTGGTGTTGCTGACCGTGCCATCAGTCTTGATGGCTCGCAGGCTTGTCTTGCCGTGCGGTCCTTGCAACGCGGCGTCACGCTTCCGCAGTTTGACTGTGGAAAGGTCGCCAGCCGCCAGCCCACGCTGGTCGGTCTCGGTGGCTGCGGCTCGGCACGCTGGCAGGACGGATCGGCACAACTCGCTGCTGAACCACTGCGGACGGTACTTGACCAGCGGTGTTCCGTCTGGCTTGAACACGTCGCAAGGTTCATCACCGCCGAGCAGCACGTCGTAGTGCGACTCATCCAGTTTTGTCCCGGCAAGGTGGTCCGCGTCGAACTTCGCCTTACAGTGATGCACTTGCACGTCGCACAGCCTCCAGAACCGTGTCGGTAATGTTCTCGGTCGCGTACTCCTCCGCGAGTTTGGTGCAAGAGTCCTGGAACTCGTCGATGGTCGACTCGTCAAGGAACAACTGCACCATCCGGACGCCGCTCGGAGGCGGATCGGTGGAATCATCGCCTTCGCTCGGCTCGGCTTCCTCCGATTCCGGCTCGTCCAGATTCTCGTACAGACCGGCTTGCTTGGCAGTCTCCGCGATCAACTCCTGCAAGGCTTGGCTACTGGTGTTCACCGTGTGAAGCAGTTCCTCAAACCGTGCGGCGTCGGAATCCGCCATGGAAGCCAGCGGATCAAGGGTCGCAAGGAGTTTGTCTGCTTCGGCTTCGTTCACGTCCAGCACCAGCACAGGAACGTCTCCGTCTCCAAGCGTCTCCGCGCGGAGATGCCCGTCGATCAGCATCAGCGATCCATCCGGCAACTCCCGTGCGAGGCAGGCATCCGCCAGCCCGATCTCCGACAGCACACCACGCAAGGCGTCTTGCTGTGCCTTGGGATGCGTTCGCCAGTTCTTGGGGTTGGGCCGGAGGTCGCTGGCAGGGACCATACGGAGCGTTTTGACGCGGTTGCGGATGTTCATGGGGTGAAAGTGCCTTTCAGGGGTGAAATGGCCGTAGGGAGCGTATTTGGGCTTTTGAAGGTGGGGGGGGGCCACAAACCCCCGGCCTCACGCCCACAGGGAACAGTGATGGTTTTGCTGGTTGGGACCGGTTTTGGTCACCCCCCCTAGGGGGTGGCCCATATGTATATGGGCCATTTCGTGATACCACCCTTGTCAAATGCCCACGTTCACCCGTCAGTCCGCGTCTTGCGGCTGTGACAAGAATGGCACAGGCATTGACCGTTATCCACGGTGTAGCGGAGGTCTGGCCGCTGCACGACCGGGATGATGTGGTCAGCGTGAGCCTCACGCTTCGATCCGCATACCCTGCCGCACGACCGACAGGTGTAGTCATCACGGAGAAGTACCGCCGCTCTCCATGCCTTGTGCTTCCCGTCGCAGTAGCCGCGAGCCGCCGCGTTCGGACGCTGCTCACGCCTCCGCACTTTTGCGTTGGAGCGTGGCAGGCGGAACATCTCTATGCGTTGCGGCATCTCAACTCTTGAGCGTGACGGTCGCAGCCACGCCGGTGCCTGCCGTGTTGCCGACCAGCACTTCGAGGTACGGCACACCGAACACCGCGTCAGGCAGAGCGTAGATGGTTCCGACCGCCGTGGATGGAGCGAGCGTGATGTCGGCCACTGAGCCGTCCGCGTTGTAGAGCCGCTTGAACGTGCCGCCCTCTGCACTGCTGCCCCACATCTGGAGCGTAGTGGCCGAGGTGCTCATCGTTCCGACGTCAACCACACCACCCGCGAAGTCCTCAAGGAACAGCGTGGTGGCGGACGCGGTGGAGGTGGTCAGCGTGATCGGCACTTGCCGCGAGCGGCGGCGCATCTTGATTTCGGACATCGCATCTTCTCCTGTGGTGGCACGGGTCAAGCCCGCGACGTGGCCTCACACCCAAGCCTATGAGCAGCACGGTCTAGACTTGCAGCGGCGGCTCAGGGGATTCCTCTGGCACCAGTTGCGGCACGGCGTCGGCCAGGGGGATGACTTCCACCTGATCCATGAGTTCCGGCGTCATGTGGACCGCGATCCAGCCAAACAGGTCGCCCTCGCCAACAGCGGACAGAACCTCGCCGTCAATCATCCAGCGACCATCGGTGAGTTGCCTGCCGTAGCAGATATGTCGCGGGTCGCCGTGTTGCTCTTGGATTGTGTACAGGGCCACCGCAACCTCATGCGGGTAGACCAGCGCGAGGTCTTTGCAGTCAGCGTGTGGCATCGGGAGCGTGAGGTCGGAGAGTGTCATGCGATCCTCGTCATGGCCGTTTGAAACGCTTGCATAGCAGTGTTGTAGGCAGTCACCTGTGGTGCGTCCATGCCAGCACCGATGCTGTATGCAGCCATTCGCCCGTTATAAAACTCCGTTGGGCCGTTGCGGGCGAAAACAAAGAACGGTGACGCGCCGGTAGTTTCGGCTACTGGGGTTTCGTTGATGCCTACTTGAGCAGCGTTGGCATACAGGACAAGTCTTGTAGTGCTTGTGCGTGAGCCAACAAAAAGTCCGCTGCTTGTGTTCGTTCGATTGATTTGGCTTGCAGCGTCCGACTTCCCTAGATCGACTTGCAGCGTGTAGTTCGGAGAAGTTGACCCATCGGTTCGCACAAACAGGCGATACCTGTCCGTAACTCCGTTGAAAATCGTACCTACGAGAGTTCTGACTGCGGTGATGTCCTGCGTGCCAGTGATGAACGAAGCAATGTGGCAGTTGGCAGCACCGGGAAGTTGATCGACGTTGAAAGCGGTGTTTAGGTACTTGCTTGATCCGTTGCCTAGCAATCCGCCGCTTGTCCCCATCTCGTTGTAGTCACCGGCGAGGAACGCCGGAGAGCCGAGATTCGTATCGGTCGCCCCGCCGTACTGCGTCCCGCCTAGCGACGGTCCCCGATAGAGCGGCACCAGTGCAGCGTTGAGTCCCGTGCCGCAGAACAAGTTGAGCCGATAGAAGCGGTCGCGGATGCCTGCCGATGCGATGGCCTTGCAAAACTTATCCACAGCGGACAACGTAAGGCCGCTCACTGACGATCCGTTGGCAACAACGCGAGCCGCCCACGCCGCAGCCTCGGGGTGAATCGTCTGTCTAGGCCTTAGGAGGCGTGGTGACTGTGGCATGGACGCCTTACTTCTTCTGGTTGGCTTTCAAGTCTTCTTGCAGCAGGCGGAACCCTTCATCGCACAGCCCCGGCCCGTTGGGGTTGCGGTTGTAGCACCGCTTGCACTTCTCCGCGTGGGCGTCGAACTGCGGCGTCGGTACTGCCTCCACGCCCACACGAACAGCATCCGCACCCACCATGCTTGCCCTTGCAGCAGCAACCGCAGCGGCACATCGAGCAGGCTCGGCTTTGATGGCACTTGAGTCAGCAGAAAGCCACACCAGCAGCGACACGACCCACTTCCAGAACAGGGCGATCATACGCTGGCCTCGTTGTATTTCTTCCAGACGAACATACAGAGCAACGCCCCGGCGACGCTCAGGATCAAACCACCGGGAGCGTAGTTGCTTCCAGTGATAACAGACCCCACAAGTCCGCCAGCGACCGAGCCAGCGACGCCGATGCCAATCGTCACGAACTTGGAACGCGGTGCAGCGGGAGGCCACAGCCACTCAGCGACCGAGCCAGCGATCCAGCCAAACACCAACCAGACGATCACGCTAATCATTTCACCAGCCCTCCGAGTGACAGATATTTCCTTGACCGCGATAGACCCGCTCCTGCACAGGAGGCGGGTCAGCGAACACCGCAACCCACAAACCGAGTTTCGCCATCCGTTGCAGGAAACGCAGCACAGGTCGGTCGTGCTTCGGCACGAACGGATTGAGCGGATCGAAGCCGGGAGCGCACGCAACCAAGTACCCTGCGACAAGGCACGCAAGGCACGCGGCGACGAACGTGTTACGCGTCACAGTGCGAGCGCGTGGTTGATCGTTGACTCGCGGCTCGACGCCTGCGGAGACGGCGACATCCATTCTCGATGCTCCAGTTTTCGCCAAGGGAATCCAGACACGCCACCAATCGCGAACGAATCGCCCTGACGAAGAATCGCTTCGATATCAGCCCGCGAACACCAGAACGAACCGTCAGGCTGATCAGCGGGCCACTTCGGCCCGTTCACCCATGTGGTGTTCCACGAGTTGAGGATCAGAACTCCGTCACGCTTCCCGGGACCGTCCGCGAAGCGAATTGAGATGCAGCACATACAGTGAGACCAGTTGCCGCCGCGAGGAAGGAAGCCATCCTTGTCTCGAGTTTTCGTGGCGGCGAATCCAACGTCTGAGCAGATCGGGACGCAATACCCTGACGTGATCGCAGCAACCAACTCGTCCCACGTCGAAACCTGTGCCACGGCGAGCGCACGATGGTTGGATGCAGCGGTTGCGATCTCTCGCGGTGGCCCGTTCGCTCCCCATTCACGGGAGCGTTCAATCGAGTAGCGGGTCAGGTCGTACTTGCCAATGACCTCCCGATACAGGATGCCTCCGACTTCCTTGTCTTTGCATCGGCCAGCCACCCATCTGGCAGCGGCAGCACCGTATGATCCGTCGCTGTATCCTGCGAACGTGACGGGAGGAAGCCTAGCAAGCGTGCGACTCCCTCCATAGATCGGTTCGGTCGCGACCAGTTTCGGTGGGGCTGGAAGTTCTCCCTGCTTCCACGACACAGACTGCCCGATGTAGGAGCCCACCCCCCATCCAAACGAGACACAGGTTCCAGCGGAGCCTTGGTCCCACGCTGTGAACGGCTTGCCGTAGACGGACCGATGAGCCTCGTCTGCGTAGCGGTAAAGAAACGTGTCCTGCTTGACCACGTTGTCCATGCAGTCCTTGCCAGCCTGTGCGAATCTTGGCTGGTCGAGTTCCCCAAGGAACTCAGCCGTGCCTTCAGGGTCTGGCAGATAGCCGAAGTTGTTCTCGACACGATCAGCAAGGATTCCGACGTATCGGCTGACCAACGTGCCGAGAGCCGCCGCAAAGATGACGAAGGAGATGGCCGAAAGAGTCCACGACCCGTTACTGCGCTGCGTCACTTGCCGCCCTCCCTACATCGCGGAACGCCGACACCCAAGCATCGCGGCTCTCTGGCGTCAGTGGACCGCCATCCGTGCCAACATGGACTTCCAGATACTCAGCGATCTTGTCGCGTGCGGCTGGCTGGCGATCGCCGATGCTTTCTCCTCGACAGCGAAGGATGCGGGAGGTCTTGCGGAGTTGGTCGATCTGCGACCCAGTGACGTAGAACGGTTCGCTGAGCGAACCGTCCCACTCAAGTTCATCGGCCAGTTCGGTCAGGAGGCAACCAACGGTCGCTGCGTCTTGGCTGGCTGTTTCACCACGGAAGTCTCCCTCCAGCGAGAGCGGCCCGGTGTCTGGCAACGGCTGCGGAGGCACGTTGCTGCGACCCCACGAAGGCAGCATGAGCAACGCTAGGCAGACGAGGCCGAGACCAAGAAACTTGCGGTAATCGACGTGCGGCTTGACTGCCTCAAGAAGTGCCTTGAGTTTGTCCGCGTCGATGCCGAAGAACATCGCTGCCGCAGCAACGATGAGCAAAAACGAAATCATCTATGGTGTCCTCGGGGATCACTCTTTTTTCTCAAATGAAGTGCCTCCCCTTGCAGCCCTTACCACTGGCTTTCACGGTTCAAGTCGTAGAACACATCCCGCAGTTCCTCGGGCGTTTCGACAGGCTCCATGCGAAATCCTGTTGGCTTGGTGACCTGACGCTGGAGCCGGATTTCGTCCGTCCACTGTGATGTCACACACGTTGCCCGTGCGGCGACCATCGGAGCCAATGACAGGCTGGACTCCGACGCGGCGATTTCCTCTGGCGTTGGCTTCTCGTTGCGTGGCGGGCGGAACCTCAGCCGTCGGTCGTGCCTCGGAGGCAGCGGCAGGACGTGCTTGAGGCGGATGATCTGCTCGCGGGTCACGGTCCAGAATGAGCAGAGCGCGGCGTATGAGGAATGGCTAGCCCACTGGACTTTCAGCGTTGCAAGGTCGATCCGTGACGTGTCACCCGCCATGCTTGGCCTCGTCGGGATGCCAGAACGACACGCATCGCATGGACGGGTTGATCGCGAGCCGCGTGTGGCTGGCCCCGTGGTAGTAGTCGCCCTCGTCGAACGAGGCCGCAACCTCGATGCTGCGGTGGAAGCAGACGTGTTCGCAGTCATCGCCGCGATACGTCCCTTCCAGATACCGCCCTGTCCGGTAGATCGCCAACTGACCGAACGCGGAGCGAAACTCGATGGGAGGCGAACCAACGGCAGGATGCCAGTGATGGAACCACTGCTGGTCGCGTTGCTGCCAGTGATTGAGCCGTGCGGCGAAGGCATCGTAGTGGATGCGATGCTCGCCCCACTCGCCCCACGAATACGATGCCAGACCGTACAGGCTGCTGTCTCGCTCAAGCCATGCGACCGAGTTGGCAACGCCGTCCACGCTCCAGCCACCCCACGGGTCGGTATCAAACACAATCACATAGTCGGGTTGCTTTCCGTCTCGCACGAACTGCTGACACGCCTTTCGGTACTCGGCCAGTGCGACTGTCCGAACGCGGTGAGTCGTGTAGTTGAGATGCGGCCTGCCGTTGTCGTTGAGGCTTGCGTGCCGCTGCTGCCCATCGCTCCACGCCTTGAGCACGTCCTTCGTTTCGTCCGTCGAGTCGTTCTCGTAGATGAAGCACGACCACTCGCGAAACATCGCCCCGGTCTGCTCGACCAGTTCCAGTGTGCGAGGCAACCACGGCATCGCGTTGCGGCAGATGGCGACGAAGGCCACGCTCTTGGAAGCAGCGCGGCGTCGGCCGAGGCCCACGTCGCTCGCGTACTGGTCTGCGAACTCCGCGTCGGGCGGCAGCAGCACGTCGGGATGATGCCGCTCGATCTCGTCAAGCGTGATGGTGGTCATGCCGCTATGGTGACTGGCGTGTCAAGCAATCAGGCCGCCAGGATCATACGAGAACGTGATCGCTTTTCGTCGCTTTTGACATACGTTCGGGGGTCATGTCGCGAGTGGCGACAAGCGGGCCGCTGCGTTATTGCAGATATACGGGTCCGCGTATTCACTAGTTCTATTGCTCAACTCCAGCCGCCCGTAACGCCTGCCGTGTCTCCGCTGGCCTCGACTGCGGTGGGGGCCAAATAGGATGCGATATGTCGCTGCGGCTCCGACTAGTCTCTGGGTGTTCGATCTTCAAGAAGTGCCACCACTGCTTCTTGACGCCGACCGGCAGAAAACTACTTGGGTTTAGTTCGACGCAAAGATCAACGTACTCCCAATACATTCGCCT